TCACCGTCTTGCCACCCTTGCTTGCGAAATACCGTTTTTAAGTCGTTCAATTGATTAGCATCGTAATAGCTTTCATTGAATGGAATGGTACCCACTTCCTCAAAGCCATACTGCGAATACATCTCTGGCAAAAAGCCCTCTGGATTGCCTGGCGTTCTGACCTTGAATGCATCCAGTGCTGTCACACCTTCCTCAATTGCTTTAGTCATTACAGCAGGACCAGATATGCCTGGCGCACCCAGCTCATTACCTATAACGCCTTGTAACACCTTCTCATTTGGTGTAAGTCCGGCAGCTGCAGCATCAAATCCAGGATACTCAGCACCGTAATTATAATCACTTCTGGTTGAGAAGTACACCTCATTGTCACCCAGCTTGTATATTTTGGTCTTGCCATCCTTCACACTTTTGGTCAAGTCCTTGATCTTGTCTTTGCTGTCAAACTGCGTGAGCGTTGGCGCCATTGAGTTTGCGCGTAATGCCTTGGTAAAGTCAGTGATACTTACACCGCCAGCATTCACTGCATTATCAGTCGACTTCCACTGCCCTCTCATAAAGTCATCAGCAATCTGCGCCTGTCTGGGCGATGCAATACCCTCAATAGGCTCTGTAGGTATGCTCCTGGCCACCTTATTGTCAATCTGCTGCGTAGGTAAGCCCATTTGAAAGCTGCGAAAGTCTCCACCGACTGGTTTGCCATACATAGCGCGTTTATTAAACGTATCTGGAAACAATGTTTTCATCGATACTGGCCTGGCAAACTTGCCTACGACCTCACCCTTCACGCCATACTTATAACTTCTGTGCTCCTTGGTACCATTTTTGCCCAGCTCGACTGCAGCATCTGGCCCCTGGTCCACCCGGATAACCAGCAAGCCATCACCCAAGTTACTGCCAGCATAGCCATCGTCTATCAATTCGCTCCTAATACGCTCCATATTTGGCGCACCAAGGTCTTGAGCCTTAGCGGTACTCATAGCTCTCATTAATGCCTTACGCTGGTCAAATGACATATTCCTGGACCATTTGGCGTATGCATCTGGGTTTTCAAGACCAGGAAAGTCCGACATACCTTTTTGTGACCTTATAACCTTGTCAAGCTCGAGAGCATTCTGATCAGGTATCCGGCCATCGCGCACGTAAGCGCTGATTGAGTCCATGAATGACTTGGAGAATGTCGCATTGGATAGGTGAGCATCTTTACCCATGGCGGATACGACTACAAAGTCTGAGCCTTGAAGCTTTTTAATAGCATTCATGTCATCAGCTGCCCACACCACACCATCCTCTCGTGATGACTCTAGAAGTGGGAAACCTGGACCGCCTTGCAACTCTACCGGGTCAATTTTGCTGCTATCGAGGCCCTCAAATGAGCGCCCTGCTCCGGTTAAGTCTGCCAGTGTTGGCTTGATGCTTTTGCCCTGCAGCATTTCTGGTGTGATGGTCGGCAGCTCATCAATGCCCTTGTCTATTCGCGCCCCATCTGAATTTGGTGCATCACCTTTGGCCACACTTTTAAGTATTTGGTTTGTCTGTGACTCTGGGCCTGTCCAGCTGTCAGCACCTGCGCCAAATCTCGCGTCATAATACTCTGGGTAATACTTCTTAAGCTCATCAACAGCAGACTTGGTCATGTCATCTTGTTTAAGCGTTGGGTTTTGATCCAGAAACTCTGGCAATGATGGCAAATCTGGTATGCCAGTCTGCTCACCAACTTGCTTTAGCTCATCCGGGGAGAGCCCCCGGTTTATTTTCATGTTACCGCTGATCATCCACTGACCAGCCATATTTGGGTTCGTCTTGTACTTGTAAAAACCACCGTAAGGCACCTGATCTTTAATCTCAGCTGTCTGCACGTTTACATTGCCAGCTTTGGTGCGCTCGCTGCGCTTTAATGCCTCAGCCTGCCAGTCGACATCGTTGGGCATTTCTACCTCTGCCCATACCTGGTTCGCTGGTCTGTACTGTGGTACGACTTTAGCCTTACCTGCTTTAGTAGTAGGCCCTCCATCGAGTGGCTGCTTGGTTGCCTTGCCACCAATATGTGTAGCAGCAGCTGCGTCACCAGCATGCCAGCCTGGACGATAAGCCAATGGCCCTAGTGAACTTTTGACCTTGTCAGTTGGATTAGCTGGGACCTCTTTTTGACCCTTGCGCTTGGCATCTGTAGCTGCTCTCTCGCCTGCTGTTGCATCCTCCCACTTGCCGACCTCTACCTTCTGGTCCCGGTTGACAAATAGCGGATATAAATCACCGTTATCATCGGTCCTGAATAATTTATATGCTTTGACTGTGTCCTGTGGCTGGTACCCTTCGCTCGCCTGTAGCTCTGGTGCTCTAGTTGGTGGCACCTTGGTTGGATCAAGCTCAATACTTTGCATATCAAATGATTTATCTTTGTTGAATGCCTCCAGCACAGCGCCATAGTCAAAGTCTGACCCTTTTCTGTTGCGTAAAATAGCTGGTATTACTGCACTGAGCCCTTCGCCTACCACCGGGATGGCTCCCACAGCTGCAGCTGCTATGTCAACACCATCGCCTTGAGCAATCGCCCGGCCCAGGTCATCGCCACCAACAGCGTCACCAACAATCGGTACCGCCTCAGCACCCATGCCCAGGTTGCGGCCTATTTCCATGGCACCAAATCGATTACTGATAATGCCTGTGTCATACAATGCATTGCCAATTGTGCTCGATAAGCGCTCACCTAGTGACTTTTCATATGGCCTCAGCTGCGACTCAGGTCTAGTTAAACCATCCTGGACGTTATCCTCAAGCGTTCTGGGCCTTGCCATGGCATCCTCAATCGCTTGCTTCATATCCTCCTCATCCATGTCATCCGGGAACCTGGCCAGAGTGTCGCTGTTGCCAATATTTATGTCCATTACTCGAGCTCTCCAGTTTCTACGTTAAACGTGAGCACCTTCATGTTACTAGCCACCTCACCGTCCAGCTGTACATTGGTACCGGACTGAGCTGTCAGCATTTGCTCTAATTCTGTAAGCCTTAGCGCCAGGTCAGATTGATCCACAAACTGCTTATTGTTTATTTTCTGCTGTTCCAGTGACTGCTTACCATCTTGCTCCATGAGCTTAATTTGTGCTTTCTGTTGCTCCATCTCAAGCTTCATTTGCAGCTCGGCAATTTTAATCTCATTACCTTTCTGCTTGTACTCGAGCTCGGCTGCGTCTACCTGCATTTTGAGCTGCAGCTCGGCCTGCTTAAGCTGTGCATCCTGGCCCCTGTTCTGCTGGTCCATGAGCGCTGTTTGAGCTTTCATCTGCTCAATTTCCATGGCCATAACATTCAAGTCTGGTGGTGGTGGCTGGTTAGCTGCTGCCTCCTGTTGAGCCTTGAGCACCTCCAACTCCTCATCAGTCATTTGGTCCTCTGGTATCATGCCAGCATTGATCATCTGTACCCTGGCTCGCTCGGCCACTTTGTCAAAGTTTGGTGCCTCAATGTTGCTCAAGTGGATGTCTGCAGCAATGTCGAGCAGCTGAGGATAGATGGCAGCGACACGCTCAAACGAGGCAATGGACTCCTCCTGTCGATTTTTATATGCAGCACCTACATCAATTGTGACGTCATACTGGCCCTGGGTTAAGTCATACAGGTACACAGTGTCCTGGGTTTCGTCATCCAACATTGGCTGATTGATCACCAGGTTCTCAAGTGACCCATCATCCTGGGTAAGTAAGACCTCCCTGGTACCGTCATACACTTTTGGTATAGCTCGCAGCAGCAGCTCACAGGTACGCTCAATTGCTACCTCGAGCGCCTCAAATACCCAGCTGGTACCATTGTTTCCACGGTCAATCTGCTTGCCAATGGCCACACCTGACTGCATGCCAGGATTATCACCAATGTTGGCAGCGAATATGCCTGCAGCCTTATTAATACCCTCGTCAGTCATCTGCATAAGCGTCACTACTGACTGATTTGCGCTTGATGTGTTGCTATAGAATGGTGCCTGCTGATCACCAACATGGTTATAAAGCTGGACCGGGTCAAAGTTTGTGTTCAAAGACTTGATCTTGTCCTCAAATCCAGCGACCTGCTCCGGTGTCATAAACCACTTGGACCTGGGACTTAGCGCGACCTCCTCGACATTCCGGCTAAATGCATAGTTATGCACTCGCTGTATGTCCATCAATCGCTCAACGGCACCCATCCAGATTATCTTGCCCTCTGTGACCTCAAAATTACCGTAGCATGGCACAATTGGGACAAAGTCAAAATCGATGCTCTCCTCATCAGTTAACCACTCAGATGCACTAAACCAGCGCTGCTGACATTCAAATGCCTCTACCTTGCGCTCCTCTTTAATCTCAACACCCTGTTCAGCAAGCTCATCCTGGACCTGTATAAACTCATCGTTGACCTCATACACTGAGCCATCCGTCATTTGCACGATTGTTTTTTCAACTGGCTTAAGGTAATAGAGCTGACCAACAGTCACAAATTCTGGCTTGTAGTAGTAGGTATCATGCCAGTCATCATTGCCCAGGCTAACCAGTGCAGCATCTGGGAACTTTCTAGCAAACTCCTCCTTGCTGATGTAGTGCTTAATTATTCCCCACTTGCCATCACTAAATGTCTGGTCCTGGCTGTCTGCGCTCAGGATAACTCGCTGATGAAAGTCGTGAATTGGCTTGATTAGTAGGTCTTGGTCGAATGACACCTGTTGCGCGTACTCTTTTACAATCTCCCAGCCTGCAATGCCACCCATAGCAAGCTTTCTACCTGCACCGTTTTTGATGCGCTCAAACTTGGATAGGTTGCGGATGGTACGAATAAGACCATCAATTACTGTGGCCTTATCTTTGGTTGCATCACCGCCAGCTGGTCGCACTCGCATGCTAAACTCAGCCTGCATGACCTCACCGACAATCTGGTTAACAATAGGATTGACCCGGTCATCTGTGTACTTGGGCCTGCCCTTAAACTTGTGGATAATACTGGTTTCCCATTGCCCATTGCGCTTAGTGCAAAAGTCTATCGCCTCTTTGGTTTGTCTACGTTGGTCGCGCTGATCACCCTCAGCTGCTCGCATAGTATTAACAACATCTGATACGTTTGAATACTCCATCTACCATCCCTCAAAATCTAGTTTAACTGGTTTTTTATTAAGCACTGGTGTCTCCATGCACATTGCGAGGCAATCTGCCATATTAGGTGACTTACGCCCGAACTTGGCGAGCATCTCCTCTTTTGGCATTAATGCAATCTTACCAGTTAAGTTTTTCTTTCTTGGTATACCACAGAGCTCGGCTCTTAACTTCATAACGAGTGGTATCTTGCTGCTAATGCTGACCAACTCATCCGGGTCCGTATATTTGTCCATAGTAACTGCTTCATGTGTAAGCTTCATGCGCCTTGCTAATTCAACATAGTATTGCGCTCGCTTGTTATAGAATAACTCTTTGTTTGTTTTTTGGCCATCAGCATAAACGCCATCATATACCACATCTGGATCATCGACAGAATTACTGCCCTTGTACATCCTGGCCTCTATGTGATTTATGCCTTTAAAACTTTCAGCAATCTGCTTACGCAGCAGCGCTCCCATTCCATCGCCATCCCATACAAACAGGTCTGTCCGGTCAGTTATCGCCAGGTCAGTGGCCACATCACATGCCAGGTTGCCATTGGCCTTGTCAATCTCCATGCATTGGTCAAAGTGTATACCCTTCCTGCTGGCGTAGGCATTCTTATCGTTACCAGTATCAGCTGGGTCCAGTGAGCTCACCCTGGCACCTGTTGGGGTTATCCCCAGCTTATCCACAGCGTCCAGGCACGAATCGAACCACTCCGGCTCAATCAATGCGTCCTCGACCTGGTCGTTGAATTTGCCCTCCCAAATCCAGTCATACTTGGCCCGGGATAAGTGATCAAAGTCCCAGGACCTGAGCAGCTCGAGCTCGTCATTCCACCATGGATTGTCACGCCAGTTGACTTTGAATATTAGATGAACATTGTCCTCATAATATCCGTAGGTTTCCAGTTCATCGTAATACGGTACCAGAAACCTTTGAGAGAATGGGTCAGCACTAGATTGTGGATTGGCAGTAAACCATGCCTGTGCTCCTGGGTTTCGTATGATGGTAGGCAGCAGCTTATCAATTGCATCCTCTGATGCTGTGTGAGCCTCCTCAAACCATGAGTATTTGTATGACTGAGCTGACTGCATTGCGTCCGGGTTAAGATTGGCACCAGTGTATGTTGTGGTCGCTCCGTTTGGTGCGATTACTGCAGTCTTTTGGATGTCCCAGCCTGGCAGCATAAGCCTTTTTCTTACTGACTCTTCAAAAACACGATGCACTGAGTCTTTGATGGACTTCTGGAATTGGCGTAGGCAGTAGATGTCAGCAGCCTCTGTTTGCATCCGGTATGTCATGATGTCACCAACACCAATGGACTTACCGCTGCCTCGGCCACCGTAGGGAACTATGATTGGTTTCTTGCTAAAAAACGCCCTCTCAAGCGCTTTGTTTAGTTTGAGTTTAGGCATAGCATGTCAGCCTGATCTAGTTTCTGCTGGTAGTCAATGCCAAGGTACCACTCAGCTATTGCCTTTAGCAGTATCATTTTTCTCCACCTCCAACATATTCCCAAGTGTATTGACGCTTGCCAGTACCTTTGCGATTTTCAGTCCCTACTGGCTCATAACCTTTATAGTGGCCAAACACATTCATTGAATGTGTTACGGTTTCTTTTCTCACGTTGAACTTTGCTGCCAGCTCTTTGGTTGTCATATTATTTACCCTCTTTTAGTTTATCGTTTGCGTTCACGAACTCCACTGTCCAGTTAAGGTCCTTACCATCAGCACCAACATGAGTCTGCTCTACCTTGTCGCCATACTTCTTAGGCTTAAGCTTGGAGCTGATCCACTTCCTGGTTTCTACCCTTAGCCGGGCATGCTGCACACCTGCAGATGTCAATATCTTGTATGGCTTACCTGTCTCCGGGTCCAGCACTGGCACATCGTCAATAATAAGGTCCGTTGTGGCCTCATCATCAGCAATCTCGAGCATCTCCTCCACTAGAGAATCCGCTGCCTCTTGCTTGGCTCTCGTGTATTGGTCCAAAAACTCATCGTTCTCTGCGAGCCATCCGAACATACTAGACTTACTAGGCATACCCTTTTGCTCGGCCACTTTACGCATGCTCATGCCCTCCGCTAAGAGAGCACAAACTTTGTTGGCCAATTTTGGAGTATACTTTCTTGGTCTACCGACTGACATAAAAACTCCTATATAAAATGTTTAATGATTTTTTTTCTTATGGTGTCACTCTTAAACCTTCCTAGCATTTCGCAACTAAAATTATCAATACCTAAAGCCTGTTGTTCTAAATTGTGCTTGGCTTGGTTAGCTTCAAGCTCTGCAATACGCTCTTTTAAATCTTTATTTTCTGCATGCAAACGTAGTATATTTTTATGGAATGCGTTATTCATTGCTTTGCCCCTTAAGTTTCACAACAATACCCTGCTCATAAAGCATGATTAACATCTGATTTGCAGTATCTACCAACACCTCTGGCGATACTTCTCTACCGTCAAATTGAAATTGCATGGCGCTAACAGCCCAGCTTTTAGGTGCAATATCTTTATACTCAAACATTGCCTAGCTCCTGTGCTTGTTCGAATTGTATGCCCTCTGGCGCACCGTCACGTATTGCTTTTAAGTCTTTCAGCTCTTGTTTGTTCAACTGCATCGCTTTACTCCCTTATCAATCATGTCTTGTCTATGCACATACGTTGTATGCCTGGTACCTATTCGATGTGGGTCAAACACTAAAACGCATGAGCCCTTATTATTACCAGTAACAGCCTTACCCTGGTCATTTATAAATGATATACGACCCATAATAAATCGTATCTCAGATGCTGTTTGAAGCGCCTCTTTAAACCAATTCACACTTGGGTCTGCCATAATCAACATTACCACACCTACGCCATTGATCTGGCTTTCTTGAGCCTTTCTAACCCATGGAGTAATGTTTGAGTATGGTGGATTACACCAAATGTAGGTACCTTCGATTATATGGTTTGTTTCCTTTGCCCACTGCTTGGTGAGCGCATCATCATCAATTGTAAAATAATCAAAGCACTTATGGTTGGTGTCACTAGCACAAATATCAAAAAAGAAATTAAACTCTGCATCTAGTGCATCAAATATTGCTTTTGGTGTTCCGTAATTATCTTGGGCCATGTAGCCTCCGTATTTCCTTGACCATCATACGCACGATAAGACCCCATTTAAGGTCACTTGCACTATCGCTATGGGTTTGGTCCTTTTCAATTATTCGTCTGCCTGGGCTATTTGCCACTCATAGCAAACCCTGTGACATATGCTGCATTCACGCTTGTGCTGCCTGGTCACAGTGCCATCTTTTAGCAGCTCACTAAGCCTACTTGCTGCGTTATGTCTTGCCAGGCTGGACATCTTTGCCAGCTCTGCACTGGTGAGGCCACCTTGATGCTCAAGCCAGAATAGAATTTTACTTCGCTCCGACATTAGTTTTCCGCTTTTAATTAGCTCTCTGTAAGCCATTAAACTTGTGTCTGTTACCATGAGTTTACCCTCTCGTTTATTTAATTTGCTGACGCACTGGTGAATACAGTGTACCGCTAACAATTATCCAGTCTTTCCTGATCCACTTGGTCACTTGTTGTGGCAACACGCCATTGGACCGGGCAAAATCTGCCTGGCTCGCGTAGTGCTGCTTGATGTAATCAATTAGTGGCATTATCTGCCCCCCTCATAAAGTTTTCCTGCATCGATACCTGCTTGAACTCCTCCTCATCCATATTCTCCAGGACCGATTTGGCGTTGTTGTACATGGTCCGTAGCATGTAGTTTGCTTTGGCCCGGCTACTGGTCATCTTTGGATTAGCAACTGCAAAATGCATAGCGCCACAAAATATCACCTGCTGGTTAGTCATCAGCTTGACCATGTCCTCAATGTTCTGGCACTGGCCAATGAGCGCAGCAATAGAGCGATAAGCTTTCTCTGCGTCCGTTTGCTCTTGCAGCTTGTCGACTTTGACCTCAGCTTGACTTGCATTAGTTTCGTTTTTTTCGTCAGTCATAAATACCCTTGTTGTAGTTAAAATAAAAAAGCCGACATCAGTCTAAACAGTATCGGCTTACATTGCAATCATAAATAGGTTATGAGTGAATGTGCTCCAAGACTAGGTCCTGGATGTGCTCCAAATTATCACTGAGCAGCTGCTCACAAAACTCCTCACTGAGCGCCACAGTGTTGTGAGTGATACCCTCGACTTCCATCTCCTCCGGGTCGTTTGGCTCCAGGCTGGCAGAATGAATTGGGTAGTTGGTGCCTGGTGAGTAAGTAAAGTCAACTGACCACTCCTCACCCATAAAATTTACTGTAATTGTGTTAGACATAAATACTCCTAATAAGACGCTAAAATTAAAATGACTGCACCGATACCACCAACAATCAATGCCAGTTTTACTAAGCCGATAAGCAGTAATACTGTTCTATCGACCCCTAGAATTAACAACAAAACAATTAAACACAAAAGACCAGCAACCATAATAATTCTCCTATAAACCTGCTTTCTTGTAGCTCGCCATACGCTTTTTCTTGTCAGCTATCACCTGCTCAATAAACGCATCGATACGTGTGTGGATCTCATACTGAGAACTAGCGCTGCCATTCATGGTTGCATGCCAGGATAGGTCCTGCAGCTCTTTGAGCTTTCTTGCCTCGTTAATGTCCATGCCATGAATAAATGATTTTATTGTCTCGCTCATCTGATTACCCTCAATAGTGGCCCCGAAGGGCCGTTAGAATTAATATTCTACGATGAATGACTTAAGCATTGTTTGGCTGTACCAGTTTTGCTCTTTTTTTGGTACCGATTTTCTGTAATCAAAGAACTCACCTGCTGTGCCAGCTTTTGCGTTGCCGTTAATCTTGCGACTCCACAGGTTAGCCATAACTGGCGTCATGTTGGTTTTCTTGAGCAGCTCTTGAGAGCCATCAGCCATTACAGCAAAAATCTCATAACCAGACTTAGCCTGGACCGCGATGACTTTTTGTACTTCATTGATTAAGTTATGCATAAGTTACCCTTGTATTAATTAATGTATCTATCTAGTGAGTAGCTATAATCGCATGTTGCTTACTGTATTGCAAGCACTATTTGCTTATTTAATAAATTAATTTAATTGGCAAAAAAAAGGGCCACAAAAAGTGACCCGAATGGGCAGGGTTAGCAGCCTCGTTTTAATTATTAGATGGCTGCAATGCTATTTGGTTATGCCTGGACCTTGTATACACCTCTGAGCTTGTCGCTGTCATTCTCTACCAGGTCACCCAGGACAGCGCTATGGCTAAAACCTGGCAGGTCAGTCTGAAAGGTACCAACTAAACGTATTTCGCCTTTACCGTTGCCCCTGGGCATTAGGGACACAATTGGGTACCCCATGACCTCAGCAGCTCGCGCAAGTAATTTCTCAGATGGTTTTACGCAGACCATTTTATTTTCTGGAATGTTATACCATGAGCTGAACACATAGCCAGCAGGCTTATTTTTTGCATCACAGATGACGATGTCATCAATATAGGTGTCTAGGATATTAGTTAGCTCACCTGAGCCGTTAAAATAGCTGTGAGTCATCAAACGAGTATCCGGTACCAGGACGATGCGGTCCTTAAACTCCAGCATCATTTTGAATGGCACATAAAAAGTATGGCCAAGTCTGTCAGCATCAAAACGCTTACTGCCACTGTGAGACTCAAGACATCTCACCTGGTAGACTCCATTCACTTTGTCGACCTGAACAATCTCAGCAACCATGTGTGATGTCATATCTTTAAAATCGTATGACTTGATCACATCACCCACCTGGTGACCTTCATAATTTATTTCATCATCAATAGGCTGAGTCTCAGTTGGCTGCGGATCACACGCAGCTGGATACTCAGTAGCACCATATAGCCATTGCTCATTAGATTTAACATCAATTTGCTGGCCATCTGCAGACTTTATGCGAAGTGTATCGCTTACACTTACAAAGCCAACTCTGTTGCTTGCTTTCATCTTAGCACCGCGCACTGATGCCGCTTCAAATGTCCACTCCTCGCGCTTGGTGGTTACGCCAGTCATTGTGCCTTTTGTGAATACTGCTATAAATTTCATCATCCGATTACCCTCGGTAAAGGCCCCTGTGGGGCCGTTAAAATTACTTAAAATTGGCCTTTGACAAAACGTCCGTAAGCACACCCTTGCTCATAGTTATGATAAAGCTCTTGTGCTGCCTCAGCTGAATGGCCCATTGACATTGCACCCATACCTGCCTCAGCTGCTCGCTCCTGGCGATTTTCTTCCTCCCACTCCTCCTGTGTCATTTCTGGCTCATCGTCATAAGTCAAATCGTTAAGCTGTTGTACTGTAAAATTAGTCATATCAATTACCCTTGTATTAATTAATGTATCTATCTAGTGAGTACCTATCATCTCATCATGATTATACTATTGCAAGCACTTTATGATTATGGATTAATATACTCCGTTATGACTTCTCGCGCTTCATCCCATCCATAACAAACTACAGCCTTGTATCCGGCCTCATTAAGTTTTTCCAGCCAGTGCTTTTGCAGTGTAGACACCTGTGGTTTTCTCTGCCCTGAGACTATTGGCTTTTTCATTTCAATTGCCAGTCCATGATACCCACCTTTAGCCAGGTACAAAAATACATCTGGGAACCCAGCTTTTGAGCCCTGAGCCTTAATCCTGCCAGCCTCTCGTTTGTTTCTTTTTCCACCATTAGGTACATGGATCATTAAGTCATCTACGAACAGTCCTGGGTGACCAGGTAAGGCCATAAACCTGGCCCATTTAAAGAGTATAGTTTGATGATCATCCTCAATATGCCTCATCATTTTTCTCCTGATTTAAATATAGTGACTCATCAAATATGACCTTTGACCCTCTTACCTGCTTATCAAGCTCTGCCTGCAATGCTTTGACCTTAGCCTCCAGGTCAAATATGCGCTGGTTATCTGCAGTAGCCTGCTTGATGTACTTTGGAATAGCACTATTGTTTTGCTTGACGGTAAAGCGTTCTACCAGGTCATAAATATCTCTAACCTCATTAAGATTGTGTTCATGTAGCACTTGCTCTATGTTTTTTAGGTTAGCGCTTTGGTCAGTAAAAGCATGCCAAGCAGCGCATAACAAGATGTGCTCGATAGTTTCTAAATCATCCATGCTCTTTCTCCCACCATACGGTTCCTGGACCGTAGTTTTTTAACAAATTCTCTGTGGTTTCACAGTATGACAGAGTGCCTTTGCTCTCAATTTGCAGCTGCTTTGGTTCCTGCATATGCCTGATGATGTCAGCTGGCTTTGGCATAAAACTGCCATGCTTTTCGTCAAGAATGTGCTTGTTAAATCCCTCTGAAACCTGGTCAATGCTGTATCGCTGCAGTGCATTGAAATACATATTCATCAATACCTTGCTTGCAGTCTTACCGTACATTTCAGCAGTGCCTGCCATAAGCTCTGCAAATCGTGCTTTGTCGTTGTTACCCATTATCATTACCCTCGTTCAACCAGTCCTGGATGCCTTGTGTGTTTGTATTCATGCCATGCACCTGCTGCTTGCTGCTGCCTCTCTCCCAATTACGCACAGCTGCTTTCCAGTCCTTCATCTTGTTTTTTCCAACCATCCAGCCTTTGGCAGTGTAGAAGTCGATAAAACGACCAGCATCAACTTCATTCAATCTTGAGTGACAATACTCATGGACCTGTGTAAGTGTTGGTGGGACAAAGCGCGAGCTTTTGCCCGGCTCTTTTTTTTCTCCTCTAGTCTCATCTAGTCTAGTCTTATCTGATCTAGTCTTATCTAGTCTAGTCTGGTCGGAGTGTCTCGGAGTGTCTCCTGTCACCTTCCCGACTGTCTCCGGAGACTCTCCTGACAGTTTGTGAATTATTTTTTTCATTTCTGGATGTTTAGAATTTGTCTCATCTAGTCTAAACGCAAGCTTAAAACAGGTTACTCGAGCCTCATTCACCTCAAACAATCGTAAGTCGACCATGAACCTCATAATGTCCTCAACGAGCCTGTCATCCAGTCCCCACTCAAGTGCAATCAATTCTGCATCTTCCTCGAGCTCAAAAGTGACGTTATTTTTGTCAACATTACGCGCAATCAACTCAATGCAATACCAGTACAAACCGTATCCAGTTATGCCATATTTGTGCTTAAGTTTTTTTATCTTTGCATCGGAGTGTGCATCGGAGTCGTGCTTGAACCACTTCATAATTGATACCTATTGCTGGACATTATAAATTAACATACAATAGGCCCAGCTTAACCTACGTATGTTTGTTTGGCTTTGCGTTTACCCTCGCAAGAAAAGCCCACCTTCCGGTGGGTTTTTTACTTTATAGCACTTTTTCTAAAACTAAAAAATACGAATGAAACACACGCGCATGCTTTTGTTTTTTTAGCGCAGTCCCAATGGTTTGTGGTATTGGCATTCTGTTTTTGGCTGCTAATATAAATAAATCTTTTAACCTAAAACCTTGCTCTACTGCCCAATTAACCGCATTAATGTGAGTGCTGTGCAGCTTGTGATTATGCACAATATCCTGACATTTAAAAACTAAAACACCTTTTTTTATTAGCACTCTATGAACCTCTTTCAAAGTGTCTTTGTAGTGAGTTTCTAGCTCGTCATATCGCCAGTAACCACCAAACCGCTTGGCCATGATCATATCCCCATTACCAACCCTTGACTGTCTCACATATGTTAAAAATGGTGGGTCAAATACTATTGAATTGGCACTACAATCTGGCAAATTAGTAGCAGTGCTAGTGCCTTTGTGATTGATGTCTGACAAGCTTTCATCAATATCAATCCTTACTGCTGGTTTTGGTATGTTTTTATAAAAACCACCATTACCATAGGTTATATCAACATCAAATTTATCAAGCTTACAAAGCGTCATTATCGACTGCAATATGTACTCTTGATCATAACTAATACTTTTAATCATTTTACCCTCGCATTGGAAACACCCACTCACATCGAGTGGGTTTTTACTTTATACCATCCCATAATTACAATGTCACGATATAATCTAATAATGACTATCTAGAACGGCACGTCATCATCAAAATCAAAGTCCGGCTCAGGCATCTGGCCTGCAGCTTTCATCTGCTCTGGCGACTTAGCGCTGCCATACTGGTTCTTATGGTTGCGCTGGTTTGGCTGTCGCTGCTGAGTGTTATGCTGCTGCGGATTATTGACATGAGCGCCATCCTTATTGCCTCCGAGCATCTGCATTTTATCAGCAATAATCTCAGTTGAGTATTTGTCATTGCCTTGCTGATCTTGCCATTTTCTGGTCTGCAGCTTGCCCTCAATATACACCTGTGAGCCTTTTTTAAGATACTCGCCTGCAATCTCTCCAAGCTTGCGATACATCACAACACGATGCCATTCAGTTTTTTCTTGCTGCTGGCCTTGTTGGTCCTTCCAACTCTCACTGGTGGCGATGCTAATATTGGCCACTGCATTTCCGTTTGCCATGTAACGTACCTCTGGATCTTGGCCCAAGTTACCCACTAAAATTACCTTGTTTACCCCTTTACTGGCCATTTTTGAAAATCCTCTTTGTATTTACTTCGCTTAATATGTCCGACATATGCTCATCGTTGTAGCTGTCCTTTACCATACCTGTAAACTGTTTAATTAATGCTAACCTAGCAGCTGCAATAGGCATTTCATGTGTCTTTGCATAATCTCTTGATGAGTGATCAAAAAATGCAGACAGGGCAAGCACTACCGGGTAAATATTGCCCCTCACCTCATGACTGCACATCAACGATGTCATGACAGATACTTGAATGTCCTCACGCTCGTTCATCATGATGTCGACCAGGTCAATGACCCTCTCATTAAACTCTCTATTACCCATGGCCATTCTCCTTCTCAGCTGCCAGAATAGCTGCTTTTTCCTCATCGCTAAGAATATCATCGACATTCTCCTGGTCGACTGTCACATGCTCGCGCTCCTGTATGGACTTCTCAGCGCTTTGATGTAATAAGTCATCCCCTTGCTCAACCTTGGACAGTTTTGCCTGCAGTGGTGAGCGTTTGACCTGTTCTGGTGCTGGTGTGATGTCGCGCTCCATGCGCTGCTCGAGCTCATCCTCAGTATTGGCACCAAGAATAGCCTCTGGCACATACCATCTTGCCCAGAATTTCACTGCCAGGTACCCAGCCTGCTGCTTAGGATTAGTGGACCATAACGGAGAATTAAACACCCTCTGGTCGCAAGGATAGATCCACTCGCCCCAGGTCACATCATCCTCGCCTGCTATGACAGCACCAACACGCACCGCAGCATTCTCGCTAAATTTTGGCGTCCACTTATCGCCACCATTACGGCCAGCTGTCTTAACTAGCTGTGGTTTCCAGTCTTTTCGGTCACCGACAAACTCATAATGGAACCGACCTTTGATGGCCTTTGACTTGCTGACCACAGCGTTAACAAGCTGCGCCTCATACCCCAGTATACCCTGTATCTCATGCGTCTTTTGCGCCACAGTCCATGGGTCCAGGTCCCAGCGCCTGGCCAAAAATACTATTGCCATGCACTTGTACGGATTACCGCGCAAATGCTGCGGTACCAAGCTGTCACTTGATGCCATGTACTTAGCCAGGACCTTGATGTCATCAATCGATGAATTTTGTAAATTAAAATTAGTCATTTCATTGCTCATAGTTTTACCCTCTCTCAAACCAATATGGTGCATCTAACATGATGACTGGATCGTCATCGCCTGTGTAACTTTGGGCCTCGCCCTTAGTCATCTTGGACACCCTGGTGATGCGCTCAATAGCAGCATTCCAGTCACGCTCTGTGCGCTCACCCCAGGTATCCGATAATTGATATATGACACACTCAAGTGGCTCCTCCTTGCTGTAGCAAATAAAGGCGAAGTCCTCGAGGCCAAATATCTTTTTATATGTGTACTCCTGCAGGTCATATCGCAGGTTAGCAGCTTGCTTGGCAAATCCCTCTGGTGAGATGTCAGCAACCGTCTTGACATCAAAGCCCATCTTCATCTGCCAGTTGATCGCATCACCGCGACCCTTGAATAAATGGCCATTAAGTATACGAAAACCAGAAACCTCTTTTTGACAGCCTCTGAGCAGCTGCTTGGCAGTTGGATTGTCATAGTTATTGGCGCCATAAGCAGTGGCTGTTTTCCACTGATCATCGTCTAGTATTCTGATACCAGCTTTTGCACACTTAGCCTCAAGCTCTGCCCATTCCTCACGACCCAATTTGGTCCTACGGTTGATGGTGTCCGGCTTTTTCATGTAGCGCTCATTAAATAGTTTTGGCTCGAGCAGGATAGTGTGACAAGCATCACCCATGATCATAGCTGGAGTCTCTTTGCGCTCAACATTTCGAGCAACATAGTGACACCATAACCAATAGTCTGACTTGGCTGGATCAGCAAAGTCTTTCAGCATGCTGCTTGATTTGGGCTCTGTGATTAAATGATATTGCTTTTGTGTCAGTTTATTATTGCCATATACGAGCAATTTACTGTCATCTTTGAGTGTTTTGAGTGTGCGCTGCACTGACTTTGCAGAGCTTTTTTGACGTTTGTGTATTACTTGCATGATTTACCCTCTTTTAAGTAGCCGTTACGTTAACGGTCCGAGAAGTATCTCATATCGTGCTAACTAATACAATAGTGATTATGTGATTTTATCCAATACGGTCTGGTGCTTGCTCTTTTTTGCCACCAAATCTGGCCATGGCACCTCTAGCTATGTCACCCATAAATGGGGCCGCAAAGTAGAAACCGAGCACAAGCATCATGGCACCAGTGGATTGGTCCAGGTATGGCTCATTAGCAGCGACCATTAGCTCTAGTTTTTCCTGGGTCACTTTGCCTGACCAGATTGCATACTGGTTTGAGCCCCAGCTAAACAGTAAAAAGAATATCCATAGCAAGGTCACGCTTGTTGCAATAAATCGCCTCGCAACATTGGCACCCTTGCTGGCATCGAGCCAGTTGATCAGTAGCTGGTCTTTTTTTTCATTGGCAAGCTGCTTGTCTCCAGCTTTTTCCTGGTCGGTATAAAATGCTTTATCGATTAGCGTAAAGCCATTTTCAACAGCTTTATCGCTGCCGAACATTTTACCGATCAAGTTTAACATTAGATGCCTCGCATCGTATTGCGCTGGATTGTAACTTTACCCTCGTCAGGTAGCATCTCCATAAGCTCAGTAAAGGCTTTCTCGCTATTACCGACATCTGGTATGCCATCGCCATCCAAATCCTTTAGCATCGTTCCTACGAGGACACAGCCTTTTATCTGGTGGGTAAAGTTTCCCTGGTGAATGTATATCCAGGTCCGGTCATCAACATCCAGTATGTGCAGCACCATGCCTAGTGATGGTGACATATGCTTATGCCACTTATAGACGCCAGATGGTATGCAGCTTTCATAGGGTATGTTGTTCAACCAAGGCAGCTCTAGCGTAAAGCACCTAAAACCTGTGTCCAGAACAGACAAAATACCTATTGTGCAGTCGCGCACACTGGTTGTATTAATGACTATATGGCTCACAATGATGGATCCTTTTCAAGTGCTCTTACCCTGTCTTTTAGCCTAGTAATCTCCTGACTTAATCGCATGTTTTCTCGGTCCTGGAGCTGCAAGCTGGCCATGGCTTTTGTAATCATTAGCTGGTTATCAGTTACCTGCGAAAGCATAACACCCTGCGCTGTCAAATCCCTTTTTACATAGGTCATATCAAGCGTAAGTGTATTTATCGTTAGCAACACAGTCATGTAAGCTGTTGCACCAGCTAGTACTGCTGGGAATATGTAGTTATGCAATATGTGCATTAGATCAATGTGCCTCCTATCACCATTTACATCTAATGGACTTATTTGTTTATCTTTCATTTCTATCCCCAGGTTTGCAATGGTGGTGGTGGGCATTCCTCGCCAAATACAAGTATGTCAAACCCCTGCTGCCAAACAGGAAACCCCACATCGTAAGATATAAACCAATCCGGCTCAATATAAACAAACAAATTGTAGTCCATAATTTTTATCCTGTAGTAACGTCACACGCAAAAAAATAATAAGCATTTATAAAGAATAATAGATAATAATCTTGACCGTTTATCGTTACTATTGTTCTATTTTCTGATGAGTTAATTCCAATACTTCCAACTGGTTGTTGTATGGTTCGAAATAACTTAGGAAATGAACCAATGATATTGTTTCCGCTATCAGAAACATACCATTTAACCAGAAATTTGGCGTCACCTATTTGGCCTGTTGACGCTATGTTTAGAGGAAAAGTTGTTGCTGGTATACGAGCACTTAATGGCCCTGCACCTATTCTACCATTAGATGCACCAAAGGTTTGCGATATGCTTGAATTGGCCATAAATATAAAACCTTGAAAAGAAAATGCAAAAGATGGTGGTGCTATTTGCACAGTATTTAACCATATTGGCAGTTGATTTGGTTGGTCATAAAATGAATCAAGTTTTCCAAAAAAATAAGCAGAATTATCGTCTATATCGTTTAATTCATTTGCAAACCACCAGATATATTGACCATCGCTGTCAACAATACAATCCCAATTATCTCCACTTGGAGATGAAGCGTTATTCCATCTTTTAGGCATCGAGCAACCTGGCTCTGGGTTATCTTCTAAAGTAGGAAATGCACCCTTACCTGTGTTTACGTCAGTCATACTTGTATAGCCTCTAATAGAGGCAGTACTAGTAAAAAAATTATCATTTAAACGAAAAAACACCTCACCGTCTTTTTGGCGAAACACAATTGTATTATTGGCTGGGTCATCAAAGGCAACAGTCCACCCACCGACTGGTGTCCTATCTCCATATCCAGTTATTAAAATTGCAATAAATGCCTCTCTCAACTTACCTAGAGGGTCTTTTGTATCAAAACCATTTTGGCCTACTACTGGAGCACCTGCATCTGTTGACCTATACAATACGGCTGTCATAATTTACCTCTTATTCGTTATCAAATGCTATTAAAGTGTTACCAATTGCAGTATCCAGAAATAAATACTTTTGACCTTGAATCTCTAAAAATGTTTGGCCATTGAATATGTTATTATTAAGACCTGCTAAAAACAACAACCCTGGAAATGTACCGAGATAATAGACAGGCGAGTTTGTCTCCGCAATTCTTCTAGTAAAATATGCCCTAGAATCAACTAAGTTTGGCTGAGCAATAGTTGGATCAAGTTTTTTCATTGAAAGTCGGTCGCCACTTGTAGCTCCTGGCGCAACACCTCTATCACTAAAGTTACCGAAGTAATTGTCAAGAAATAGTGGATCATCGCAGTTTGATGTGTTTACCTCTGTTGTTGTGCCACCTATTACCCACCTTCTCTCTGCATCTATTGAAAAGTCCATTTTTCCAAAGAAACAACAACCTGGAACAGTCCCTATGTCATTGCAAATGAAGTAAAAATATTCGCCATCGTCATCGACTATCATCCACCATAAATCGCGGGGTGTAGTAATTGATGTACTTGATCTCATTGGCATGTGATAACTATCAGCAGCAACTTGTAGGTCCGTTGGAAACTGACCTGTCCCAACTGTAGCACTAGACATTGTCAAAAAACCTCTAGCTTTCACACCTTGCTCGCCTCCGGTACCCTTTATTTGAAGTGTGGGTCCACCAGCAAGCGTTGCTTTAAAGCATGCAATATTGCTTGGCACATCCTCAAACGCGAGCGTCCAACCACCAGTTGGGGTTCTAGTGCCGTATCCATCAATCAAAACGGCCTTTAATATTGCCAGGTTTGATGCAGTGTCATTGTCTACAAACTGAGGAGCTCCTGGGTCAGTTGATTTATAAATTGTTGCTGTCATTTTTTAATCCTCTATTTAATATTCGCTGTCGACCAAACTTGATATGTTCTAGTGCCTGGTTCTGGTGGTGCTGGTGGTGGATCTGGTGGTGGTGGTGGTGGACCTGGGTCAACTTCCAATACTGGCAACCCATAAAAGTTTTCCTCATCACGCCTATTACTGTTTTGTGCAGCTTCATATACTGCATTAAGCGTATCATTTCTAATGTGCAAATCTTTCATTGTCCATGTGGCACCATCTTGGCTAATAAAAAATTCACTGTCATTAAATCTAGCGCGACCCCATGGTAGGTTCAGAGCTGTTGTATTTAAGCCCTCCTGAGCGCCATCCCGGTAAAATCTAAACTCACCCCTAAATGGTAACAAAGAGTTTGGATTATCCGTCACATCATATGAACCTGATAATAAGAAGTTATCGCCAGCATACGTATAAAACTTTGGCTGCAACTCACCGCCAAGCGCTGTGCAATTATCATAGGATAATCTCCCATTCTCATCAAAGCCATCAAATTCTGGTCCGTTTACACCGAAAAAAGCACCCCTTAGCTCTGGTGGAACTGGCTGTGGTGGTGATGGCCTTACTGGAGATAATGGTGGGTCTTGCTTCACAAAAATAACCAGCCTGGTGTTTGACAGTGGTGTAAGTGAGCCAGCTAAAAGACTAATGCCATCGCCA